GAGGTGGTGGTGGTGGTGGAGGTGCTGCGGCTGCTGTTGCTGGTGGTGGTGGAGGAGGAGGTATAGGAGCAGCAATAGGAGGTGTAGGAAAAGGTATTGGAGAGTTAGGTAAGGGGATTGGAGCAGGAATTGGGGGGCTAGTTCAAAAATCTTTGGAAGGTATCGCAAAGGGTGTTGCAGCATTAGGTAATCCTAGAGTATTTTTGGGGGCTCTAGCAATGGCAGCTATTGGAGCTTCGCTAATTCCCCTAGCTTTCTCTTTAAAACTTATGAAAGGTGTAGGTATAGGAACTATTCTTACATTAGCTGCTGCTTTACTAGTTTTTGGAGCCGCAGCTTTTGGTTTGGGCGCATTGCTTGGGACAGGACTCGGTGCTGCGCTATTCACAGTAGGAGTAATTGGGATTGCTGCGTTAGGAGTAGCATTACTTCCATTAGCATTTGCTGCGAATTTAGCTGCTCCCGGTTTGTTAGCTCTTGGGGTTGCTTTGGATAAATTGGCTGGGGTGAGTATAGGTAGTCTCCTTCTTCTAGGCCCTGCTTTGGTTGGAGTTGCTGGTGGTCTTGCTGTACTGGGAGCAGGGGGGTTGGTTACTGGTCTTCTTTCATGGCTAACTCCTGGTGAAGGTCCTGTAGAAAAATTGGTTAAACTAGGAGATGCTGCTAGACCTATTAATAAATTAGTAGCTTCTCTTAAGGCTCTTCCTGGTGTTTTAAACGCGACTATTGCTGCTTTAACTGGCTTAAAAACTGGAGATGTAGACAAGTTCGTTAAATTAGCTGAGAGTGCAAGAAAGGTTCCTACCTCTATGGGCTCTGGACGAGTAACAAGGGCAGTAAATATAGGTAACTTTGGTGAGAGTGCTGAGCGTGGTCCATCTGGACGAGTCGGCAAAGATCCCAGAAAGTCGTGGGAGCGGGGCGTCAGGGGAGCAACACGATCATCTGTGGAAGCTATCAAAGCAGGACGGGATGCGCGGCTTGCGGCAGCGAGACGTAAGCTCGCGGCCTCTGATTCAGGGGCTAAAATGGTCGTGCAGCGTAGCAGGTTGCGGGTGCAAAATGGTCAAATTACTGAGCAAACTGGAAGATATAGGGATCCTGCTTATATACAAAAAGAAATAGGTGAAGAACAAGTAAGGGCTAAAAAATATTCTGGCGATCCTGAACGTAGAGAACTGGCAGAGGGACAGATTGCCCTCCTCCAAAAGGCCCTAGTAGCGTTACAAGGAATAGATGAAAAATTAGGATCTGCTAATGATCAAAGAGATATAGGCAACGGACAAAGGCAAAAACAGGTATATAACACTAAACTTAGACCAACTGATCAAATTGTAAATCCAGGAAGTAGCATCTCTTCTATCAGGTAAGAGAAATAAAAAATGACATTAGAAATACTCAATTTAAATAAATTAGCAGCTACTCAACTTTTAGCTGAATCAGATAAATCTTATAACCAAATGTTTAGAGAACGGTTACTAGATCAAAGATCTAGATTAGAGTTTCATTATCCAGGGGAAACAGATATGATTATCTTTATTCCTTTTTATGAGAACCCTAAAATTAGTGAATCGCAAGCGGCTAATTACGCTGAATATAATCCTGTAGGTAGGGCTGGATCTTTGTATGCATATACTGGAGCTAAGTCTCGTAAGATAAAAGTGAAAATGACCTTTACTCTTCCTCATTTGGCTATGCATGATATGGGTATTGATAGATTTATGAGGGTATTTGCTGGTGCAAGTAAAGATAGCCAGAAATTATTATTTACTCAATTTGCTAAGTATACTAATGAACCTCTTCCTGGTGATCCAAATAAATCTTTAGCATTAGCGGTACATAAAGAGTATTTAAATTTACGAGCACAGAATGGATTTAGTATAAGTGAAAAAAGTAATCTTACCACTGATCAAGTATTAAATAATCTTAAACCTACGGAACAAACTAAAGTTATTGATACTCTTTTATTTTTTGTAGCATTGTTAAGAACTTCAGTTGCTAATAAAGCTACTAATCCTATGGAAGGTCCCCCTCTTATTAGAATAAGTTTTGGAACTTTGTATCAAAGTGTCCCTTGTATTTGCAGAAATTATGATTTATCTTGGGAAGAAGAATCTGGGTATGATTTAAATACTTTAACTCCTCGCAGGCTTGTGGTTAATCTACAGCTTGATGAAGTTAGAGTGGGGGATTTTGCTAAGTATGAGCCAGCAGTATATGCTAAACGAGATAATTTAGCTGGTTGGGAGGCTGCGGTGGGCCAAATTCATACTACAGATCCTCTTCCTTTAGGAGGATTAGACTAAGGATAATAGTATGTTATTAGTACAAAGAAATAAAGGGGAAAGATCAGGATTTGGTGAACTTTTAATTTCCCATAAAGGAAAACAAATTCCTACTTCTGTAGGTAGTCGTAGTTATGAAGCTGTGTTTGGAGGTCAAGTACGAGATTTTCCAAGAACTAGGGGCAATATACCTTTGGGGTATCATCATCGACCTGATTTAATTTCTAATTTATTTTTAGGGAATCCAAATAGTTGGTGGGTTGTATGTGAGAGGAATGCTATTTTCGACATATTTGAACAACTTAATTCTGGGGACTCTATCCAAATACCTATAAGGCTATAATGTAATATGGTCCCTACCCCTCCAATTAATATTATTATGGCACATGATGCTGATAGTATGCACGCATTTCAAACTGCAAAATCTTTTGAGGTATTTGCCAAAGATATGGAGGGAAATAAAGATGTTACTATTTTTACTAATTCTCCCCAATCAAATTTTTTATCTTTAACTCATTCAATGGGTATGGGGTCAAGTGCTAAGGGATCCCAAATTCAACTAGAGTTTGTAGACCCCGAAGGATTGTTTGAAGAAAAGATGTTAGATATAAGTGTAGGTGCTAATATGTCCCCCGTAGATAATCCAGTTGGAACTGCATTGGAGACAAAATTAGCAGAACTAAAACAAGTTAAGAGTGATAGGATTATTGTAATAAATGATATAAGAGAAAAGAAACGAAAACGTGGAAGAACAAATAAGGCTCAAGAGAATTTAAAAAAGATTAGTGAAGATTTATATATTTTAGATGATCATCTTAAAAAGTTAAAAGAGGATATTGAAAAATTAGATGATATAAAGTTTGAGGATAAAGTACAAACGGAAATTGAATTATTAAAAAAACAGATTTCTACTGCCTATTCTCAAATTACTAAGCCTGTTTTTATTGCTTATGGAATAGGGGATGATCTTCAAGACTGGGCTCCTCCTCAATGTTTTGGAAGAGCCGTGGGGGTGGAATACAATTTTACTGGAGATGGAGCCAGAACTTTAAAATTATTTTATGGTGCAGTAGGGATACATCCTAATCTTACGCAAATGGGTATCTCTCCTTTAGGCTCATTAGGGGTTGGTACAATAACTAAAGGAGTATCTGAATTATTATTTAATGAAGAGATCCGCAAGAAAAAAATTAAAAAGTATGAAGAACTTGCATCAAAATCTGAAGATGACCTATTAGAGGTGGATAGGGCAGTTGGAGATTTGTGGAATCCTAGTTTCCATTTAGCTATTAAAGAGGCTATAACGGAATATATATCCCGTGGACTTAATCAAGATATAGGAGGTGTAGTTGTAGTTATGCCCAATTTAGATATCTTGTTAGGACCTTGGTATGCTGATAAAGTTCAACAGACTTATGATAGTTTATCTTCGTATTGGACAACAGATACTAGAACTCCTTTAACTAAATATAATATTTCATCTTTTGGTGCTTTTCGTGAAGTATTAGAAGAGTTAGGATTACAGCTTACAGAAACTAGAAATAAGAAGCAGTATACTATAGGAGTTAATGTGTGGGAATCTTTAGAAGAATGTAAATCTCCTGAGGAATCTGTAGATTGGTTCGCAGGTAGAAAATTTAGGGCTGTGTGTCAGTGTGATAATGTAACTCAAACTTTTCAAGAGAAATTAGTAGCGGTTGGAGACGCTATTTCTGAGATGGTAAGAAATGGTAAAGGGGCTACAGATGAGGGTACCCCTGAGTTTTCTCCTACTTTTCATGTGGAAACTGATTTTTATATGTTAAAAATAATGGCAGAGGCGGGATTGATTAGTGCTGTACAAGCTCAAAAACCTGTTGTTATTTGGGGGGATTCATGGACTATAAGTAATTTTTTGGAAGCTAGGGTATTAGAGGCTCAAGTAGCGGTAGCTAAAAAGGGTGAAAAACAATCAACTTTAAGTGAGCAAACTCAAGTAAGTATTTCTGAGACTCTTCATTATACAGATGTTTTAGAAGGATTAGATTTAGCCTATATGAAAAAGGTAGTTGATTATGCTATACCCATTCCATGGATAGGGCCATTTGGGCCTATGGGACAAGGGGGCAACACAGCATCAGATCAAAATTTCTTACCCGAAGATACTAATATAGGGGGAAATCTTCAGAAGACATTAGAACAACTTAAACAAACTCAGCCTCTAACTACACCCCGTATGCCTGTGTTTGCTTTTGGGACTAAAAATCCAAATGTAACTGAGATAGCTATTGATATTAATAATCAATATATGTCTCTTATCAATAATTCAAATCCTATAGTTAATCCAGCACAAAAATTTGCAACTGCAATAATCCCCCCAGGATTTAGAGATGAAGCAACTGGAATGTTTGATCAAATTGCTGAGATAAAAAAGAATATGGACGATTACGATAAAGATATTTTTAATGCTGAAGCAACTAAAGGAATTAAAGTTCCAAATGCTTTTAAAGCATTAGTAGATCCCTTTTTTAGTGCAGATACCCTTAGTCAAGATGACCTTCAAAATTTCGGAGAATGGGATGAGGTATTTAGTAGATTAGGTATTGTTACAGAGGACAGTTCTTATAAAGATTTACAGGAAAACAAAACCTTTGGATGGAATGATAAAGAAAGTAAGGATAAATTTTATGCTTTTATGTGGCAATCTTTTGAAGTACTAATGTTAAATACTTATCCAAAATCTGATCAAATCATAGATGGGAAGACCCCGAGTAATGCTTCTGTGACAACCAATATGCAAGCTACAGCAAAAATGGCAAGCCAAGCTCTTGTAGGAAGTATTACAACTGTACCTATGTTTAGTTTATCTACTACACGGAGGACCCTAAGGCGTACTTGTCTATTATATTGTGTGGAACCTAAATTTCTTACTGCTCCCCCTTTAAAAACAAATACAACATGGTTTACTGGTATGTATAGAATAAATGGGTTCAGACATAGAATTACTAATTCAAGTGCTGATTCTGAGTTTTTAGTAAGTAGAGATTCTATGTCAGGTGGACAATTACTGAGAAAAATATAATGGCATTAAGATTAAAAATAGGTACAGTAATGAGCCAAGGAGATTTAACTCAATCTGGTCAATTTAAAGTAGCATTTAAATTGGCAGATGGAAGTGATACTCAGGAAGAGCCCGTGAGGTATGTTACTCCTTACGGAAATAATAAAGCTGCTTTCGTAGGCATCCCTACAGCGGGTAGTCAAGTTTTAGTTGCTTATGAAGACTCAGTAGCTGAAGAAGGGGGAATGATTTCGGGTTATTATTACTTAGGATCTTTGATGGGGAATATCCCAGGTCTTAATAAAACAATGCCTAGAGATAATAATCCTCCTACAGAATCTCCTTCTACTCCTTACGTTTCTAAAGATAAACAAGGTTTCGGTGGACCCTCTATTGGTAAGGGTAAAGCTCCTATGACTTTGAATAAAGATTTAGGACCGTGGCCTGAACGATTTAAAGATTTATACGATGGAAAAGCAGTGTATCCAGAAAAAGTAGGATTAACTACTATGCGTGGAGATACTATGCTAATTGCTAATCGGTATAGAGGAGAAGGTGAGCAGCCTTTTCAAGACCATAGAGTGAGTCTGCAAAGTGGATCTGGAAAACGAATAGAGCTTGTAGACAGCCCTATGGTGGATGGGATTGTAATGACCAATGAGCATAGGGGTAAAGACTATATGATTTGGAGTACTGGGTTAAGTGCTCAAAGTCCGTTTGCGGCAGGAGAGGTACATTGGAGAACTCACGGTCCATTTAATTTATACACTCTCCTTAATAGGTTTCATGTATGGGTAGAAGATGGATTGAATGTAGAAATTGAAAATAAATCTACAGGAGAAAAAGCTTATGGTGATACATCTACTAACTCAGATGGGAGACCCCAAACAGGATTAGGTAATCCAGGGACAGGAGGTTATGTAGCTACAAGAGAGGGTGTTTTTGGAAATGAGACTACAGGGTGTATTCAGTTATGGAGTCATCATAATAATGTATCTGTAAGTGCTTTAGAACAAGATTCAGTTATTCATCTTCATGCTCCAGGACCTGATTGTAGGGTAATTGTAGATACAGGGGGATCAGTAGATATAGTAGCTCAAGGAAAAATTACTCTACAAAGTGATACCGAAGTAGAAATTAATGCACCTGAGGTAGATATTAATGCACTCGGAGGAAACGTATATATAGATGGGACTCAAGTTCATCTTAATCAGCCCCATCCCCCTCCCCAATTATAATAAAGAATTTTAATTATGGCAACATTTGATTTCTCAAAAGCAGCAAGTATTATCACTACATCTCCTTCACCTATTTTAGATGTAATGAGTACTCAATTTGGGGTTCCTCAATGTATGTTAGATTTCACTAAAGAGATTTTAGCTGCATTTCCGTCCCCTGTTCTAAATTCAATTAATGCTGGAATTGATGATGGGAAAGCTTTAGCAGATTCTATATTTAAGGATATAATGAGAAGGGTGTTCCTGGATACAGGGATTGTAGAGTATGATACTACCTTAGGAAGATTTGTGTTTGTGTCTAGCTCTTCTAATATGGGGGTTGAGCAGGATATGCTCAGTAATTTAAATAATATGTATGGACTTGGGACTATTTTAGGTTTCGGGGCTGAAGCATGGGTTATTGGGCAGAATGTTTCAGCCCAAATAAACCAAATTAAACAATGTGTTGATCAAATGAAATCTTTCTTAGCTCTTCAAAAAGGAGCTTCTGCGGTAGCAGATAAATTAGCAGGTTTTACTGGTGTAGATGCTAATGGAAATCCAGTATCTTTCCCCGCTCCTCCCCCTGTATTAGAGGCTGCAAGTAAAGTTTATGATGATAATAAACAAGTTTTAGAACAAGCGGGAGGCTTTATCGCCCAAGCTGATTCTCAACTTCAAAATATTAAAGATATTAAACAAGCTAGATTAGCAGATCCTGAGAATAATCCAGAGCCTGTTTTTTGGAATAATATGGTTAATGATGATCCCAACAGTCCTTGGTTTGGGCAAACTTTAGGGAATGCACTTTCAGGGTTAACTACATTCGACCTGATGGATGCGGAAGCTTCTCCCACAGGCCAAGCTATTGTTCCTACTGTAGCTCCAGTAAAGTCTATTCTTTACGGGCCTAGTAGTATGGGACCTCCTCTCTCTACTAAAGGACAATTTTTATTTTCTAGAACAGGAATTTATTATGATTCCTATGGAGGAGGTTTAAATTATTCTGGATGTATTACTAATATAGTAAGTGCAATATATTATGATCCCGAAGGTAATCCTATTCCTGGGGCTGGGGTACCAGGGCAATTTGTTAAATGGATGCACGAATATAATCCTAATCTAGGGGGAAGAGGAGAAGCTGTATCCTGGAATACTTTTAATGGTTGGGCAAATACTGCATTTGATTTGGATCAAATTGATGAAAGTCCAATGATGCAACCTTTTTATGATGATGATCATTTTTTACAAGTACTTATTGATCAAAAAAATAGGGAAGTATATGATTTATCTACGTATATTACTGATCTTCAATTAAGTGGGTATACTGAAGATAGTGCTCTTCTTTCTAATCAACGACAAATTTTATATGCTGATATTGCTACTCATAATTCTAAAATAAATAAAAGAAAAAAACAGATTCAGGTACATGTTCTTTTATCCCCCCATAATCATCCTGCTGTTGCAGGAAAGATTCCTATTAACAGTTTCGGGGGGTTAGATGCAGGTAAACTTCTTATTGAAAAAGCTAAACAAGAAAAATTAATATTTCATCCTGGTGATACTTCGGGTTTAATTTTACCTCTATGTCCTACTTTTATAAAGAGTGAGATTGCACAAGATAAATTTAAGATAGAAGAATTAATGATTCCTCCAGTAGGAGTAGGGGGAATCATTTCTTCGGATCCTAATGTAAGTGGTGTGAGTGGTACTATGTTATCATTAAATGATCAGATTATAACAAAAGATTTGGTAGCTATTTATAACTTTTTAGATGCAGATTTAGTAGCCCCAGACTCAGATAATTATTTTGTGATAAATTGTGCGACTAGTTCTAGTAGTGAGGAACCAGCACAATTAGTTGCTTCTTCTGTGGAATCAATGTTCCCTTCTGGAATTGGATTACCTTATTTTAGAGGTATCTGTAATTTCTTTTCAGGAGTAAGTGGAGATGGTAATCCTAAATCCTCTTCTTACACAGGAAATTTACAATTTTTGCATTCTGCTTACAGACCTTATGGGTATGGACGAATTCAAAGTGGTTGGAATAATATAGAAAGTTTATTGTATAATGAGAGAGGAGCTTCATTTGAATTTTGGACACATGTCCCTGATTTAGGAGACAGTACGGGACCTGGATGGAATTCAGACAGTTCTTTATCAGCTTTACATAGAGTGGTTTTGGGGTGTGAAAATAGAGGAGGGTCGGCTTCTAGTGTTGATGGTTATTGGAATATAGGTCCTTCACAAGGCTCTAATAGCATTAGAGGATTGCTATTAGGATTTAGCAGAGATCGGAGAATAACAGAGGGGCTCCCTCCTAGTAATATTTCTAGTGAAAATGATATAAATAATAGACTTGTTTTCCATATGAGCCCTACTCAATCTATTAATACGAGTGGGGTTACTTTTGTGAATGCTTCTTCTACACCAGCTATATGTGTGCAGGATATCACCCCTCCTAGTGGGTACTATGGAATTAAAGTAGACACATCTACTCTTACTTCCGATGGGAGCAGTTTGAATGATTGTTCTTCTAATTTTATGTTAGTTACTGTTACTATAGATTATGCTCTTAACGCAGTAAATATATATTTAAATGGAAAAAGTTTAGCCTCTTCTAGTGTGGACTCTACTTTTGCAGTTACAGGGCCTCCTCAAATCCCTAGCATGACTGACTCTAGTTCCTTTAGTTATAATACTAGGTACTCAGAACTCCCTACAAATGCTCCTCTCTTTCCTCCAAATTCTTTAGGACAAAGAGATTTTTGGTATTGGGATGGACCTGAACCTCAAGGGAATGGTAAGATGAGTTTAACTCCTTGGATTATTGGAGGGGGGTATACTGATGGTATGTATTATTCCAAGACAGGGGAGCTTGGTATAGAGGGAATGAATTTTATGGGGGGAGAGTGGGGTGGTAAAAAAAGTGGCTTGTATGGATATATAGGAAGCCTAAAACTATATAATAGAGCAATCTCTGCTTCCGATGTTCTTGTTAATTATAAAGCGCAAAGAGGCTTTTTCGAAAATATTAAACTCTAATGGCTATTACTACTACTCATAATACTTATGGAGCTTCTGTTAGTTTAAATGTTAAACGTGCAGTTACTTCTAAATATAAAAAGAAAATGGGTTTAGCGTACCCCCTCGCTGGTACTTTTAAGACTGTTACAGGGCAGCCTCCTGCTTTACAAAATAATAAAGGTCCAGGGGGATATTTTAGTAAATCTTATGGTCTTGATTTAGTAAGAAATAATTTGAGGCAGCTTTTTTTGTGCCAACGTGGGGAAAGAGTTATGTTACCAGACTATGGGATATCCCTACAAAAATATTTATTTGAGCCTATGGATGAAACTACTTATTTTTTAATGAGAAATGAAGTACTAAGAACATTAAAAAAATATTTTAATATAGTAAATGTAATTAAATTAGGGATATTTGAAAAGGAGGGGGTAAATCACCAACTTATAGTAAGACTAACTCTTCAATTACTAGACGAGTCGTTGGATATTTTTGATGTAGAGGTTAAAATAACATAATGACATTCTCAGGAACAGTAAGTACAGACTTTATGAAGCTTGCGTCTATACCAGAACGTAAAAAGCAACAGTATATTGACTACGGGGGTACAGATTTTTACTCTTTAAGAGCAAATATAATTGATTATATTAAAGCGGTTTATCCTTTAGATTATCAAAATTTTTCTGAGTCAGACTTAGGGCTTATGCTTATTGAGGTTGTAGCATATATGGGAACAGTTTTATCCCTTAAAGGAGATATGTTAGCTAATGAAAATTATTTAAGAACAGTTAAAACAAGATCTAACTTAAAGAAATTATTGGAATTAGTTGGGGTAGATATGATGGGGCCAATGGCAGCAGCAGCCTCTGCTAAATTAACATGTACTACTAATCCTGCGGGAGCAGCTTCTTTTCCTTTAACATACACGGCAGAGAATAGAGTTTTTGCTATCACATCTAAAGAAGATGGGGCTCCTCTTAATTATACTTTGTATAAAATTGAAAATAATATTATTCAAAATATTAAAGATTTAACTGCTGAATTTACGTTAGAAGGAAGTGAAGCTGTAAACTCAGGAGTGGGGGAGGCTAGTTCAGTTTTTACAAATGTGGCTATACTAGAGGGAGCATTAAGTGTTCAAGAAGGAACGTTTGATACGTTAGAAGGGAATAAGAGAATTTTTCTTACAGAGACTCCCATTATAGAGGGGAGTGTACAAGTTTTTATTGATACGGGGAATATAACTGACCCTGCTCAGGGAGCTTACACACAGGTAAATCGTCTTTACTCAGCTTCTAGTACAGATTCTAAAATCTTTCAAGTAATATATGATGATAATTATGCAGCTACTATATTATTTGGGGATAATGCATTAGGTATTTCCCCTCCTGCTGGCTCTAGGTTTAGTGTTGCGTATAGAATAGGTGGTGGGACTAGAGGTAATATAGGTAATGAAGCTATTAATGTAGAAACAAAAATTGTAACTAGTGATAGTCCTACTGCTGCCACAATTCAAGTTACTACAGAAAATATAACCCCTGCTACTGGGGGATCTGAAGCTGAGACATCAGAACATGCTAAAAAATATGCACCATATACTTTTAAAAGGCAGGACCGAGTTGTAACGTTAGAAGATTATATTACTATTGGAAATACTTTTAGAACAAGCCAGGGTACTATAGGTAAAACTACTGCTGCTGTAAGAGATGCGTTTTCATCAGGAAATATTATTGATTTATACACCTTAGAAAAAGCTGATGATCTTAGATTGCAAAAAGCTTCTCCTACATTTAAGGAACAATTATTAGCTGAAATTGAGCCTAAAAAAATGTTAACTGATGAAGTTAGTGTAGTAGATGGTTTAATAAGAACTTTAGATTTAGTAGTTACTATGCATATAGATAAGGAATCTGAAACAATTGAACCCCAGATTCAGCAAGAAGTTTCTCAAGTAATTTTAAATCATTTTAGTATTGACAGGGCTGATTTTGGTAAGCCCTTCATTGTTTCTGAATTAAATAGAGAAATCTTTAGATTGCCTACTGTAAGATATTCTACCGTAGACAATATGCCCGAGGTTACTAAAGTAGATTTTAATGAAATTATTCAATTAAACAACTTTACTATTAATACTGTGTTAATCTAATGTCACGAAGATATGTCCATTCCTCAGAATTTAATTCTTTAGATGAAATTTCACTTAAAGTAGTTGCTGTTATTTCAGCGAAGGATCATCTTCTAAGTAAATCTCAAACACAACAATTCTTTAAAAGGAATTATTTAGATGCTATTAGGAAAATAATTCCTGATTTTTATTTTGTGGATGAAGCTAATATTAGTGGAACCCATATTTCTTATCCTAATCAATTAATTAATTCTCATATTCTTGCTAATAAAAATCAAGCTACTATTCTTCCTGTTTCTGCATTACAGTACGATAGTTATCTTTCGTCTGTAGGTGATCCTTCAGGATTTGCCAAGTATTTTTACAAGCAGTATAACCCTGCTCAAATTACTTCTGATGATTTTCAAAGAAATTTTCTAACTCCTTTACAAATTAAATTTTCTGACTATGGGACAAGTTCGGAGTTTCTAAATTATATCAGTGGTACTTTTCTTCCTTCTATCCCAGCAATAGCTACTGGGCATCATCCTACGGCTGATTTAGCTACTTTAACCACTAGTGCTTATGCTAATGATTCGTCGGGTACATATAAGTATTTAGCGAATAATCTAGGGTGGTTATACTTTCTTAATAGATTAGGTCCTACAGGTGGTTTTGACCCTTCTGCGGCTTTAGCCACTTTAATGACGGATACTTTTTGGAAAGGTCGATCCGTAGTATTAGAAGATGTTCTTAATATTTATCAAGAATACCTGTGGAAGAATGAACAATATTGGAGTTTATTAGATAAAATTATTCCAACCAATTATGTTTCTAGTGTGAATATTAGTGGTGCTACCTGGACAAGCGGTACTCAATTATTGGATAGATTAAAAACTTTAAATAAGGTAGTATATTCTCCTCATTATTTGGATAGCCCTGATACTAAAGTTGAAGATGCTTTTTATACTTATTTTTCTACTTCTACTTTAAGTAACGATGGAACGTTAATTACAGAAACTGAAGAAGCGGGTCCTTTAACTAGATTTTTACAAGGAATGTCTTTTTCTATTGCGGATAGGGTTACAGAACAAGATGAAATTGATGTTTTGTATGATATTGGAAAATGTCCTGATGAGTTTTTAGAGCTATTAGCGGAATTAATTGGATGGCGATTCCTAGGAGATGATGTCGATAAATGGAGAGTGCAGCTAAGAAATGCAGTTGAAATTTATAAGATGAAAGGAACTAAAAGATCTATTCAAGTTCTTATTAATTCTATTGTCTCTACAGGAGAGTTAGATCTAACTAGTAGTAATGTACTTAAAGAATTATGGGAATCTTATATTCCTGATCTAATATATTATTCATTAGCTACTAGTTCTGCTGTCTTCCAAGATTTTACTACTTACACTCAAGCATCCGCTATTCAATTTGGTGTAGCAAATTATTCTACTAGTAGTATGGAAACTAATATTAAATATTTAGTTGATAAAATTTTATTTGATTTAGTACGGGAGTTTCCTCAAAGCTTTTATATGGGTAACAAATCTTTCCCTCAACCTCAATTAGTGTTGTCTAGTACTGGAGAGGTATACACAGGTCCTTACCATATTCTTCCTCCTAATGCGGGGAACCCCCCTGTTCCAGCCTGTAATGTGGTTAGAAATAAACAACCTCTTCCTCCCTCTAATCCTATTCCATCTCAGTGCCATATCCCTGTTCCACCCCCTCCTTCTTTCCTTGCTACTCAGTGGCCTGTATTTAAAACTGAATCTAGACCTAGCCCCACTTCTGAATTTTTGAATTTGGTATATGATCCTAATTTTCTTTTTTCCTATAGAGATAGAATTTATTTAATACCTCCTTATGAAAAGAAGCAATATTATATGCCTACTCAAGTTACTGATAATATGGTAGAACGTATTGAGTATTATTTAACTTGTTATGGGGTAGATAAGAATTTTGCTAAACAAATTAAAACTTATTTATTAGAAAATCTTTCAGAGACTCTTGATAACGATAGAGTATTTAATAATTTTCTTATCTTTACTAAGGCTAAACAGTATCCCCCAAATTATAGTACCATCATAAAAAATGTTACTAAACAGAGGCTTATAGATCCATTAACTTTACTTAGTATGTGGAATGGAAAATCTTCTCATTTTGTTATGAGTTTTAATGCTTCCTCTTTTGATTGGGGAAGCGTCCAAACACATTCTACATCTAAAAATGCATTCTTAAAAATAATGAGGGTTTTAGATCAGGTAATTCCTGCTCATGCTATTCCTAAGGTCCTTCTCTCTGTATCAGATGTAGCAGATGCTTTAGATGCATTATCAGATAAAGATTGCCGAGAATGGCGACCAAATTTAGACGATTTGTATGAAGGGTCTTCTACGGTAACTACTGGTTTTGGAGTATGTGCAGTGGATATGGCAGCATTAGCTGCGGCAAATGGTATAACCCCTAATCGCTTTAAAAGAACTCAGGTAGATAATGTCAATGATGTTCTTGTATCAGGTAATACGTATCAAGCTTTAAAATCAGTTAATAGAAATAGTTTACGACGAAGAAACTTTCACAACTTACTACCCGAAACCAAGATGTTTACGAGGAATGGAAGAAATAATCCTGGAAGTTTAGAAATGTCTACATCTCTTTATTCTTCTTCTCTTGGTTATCTTCCTTTAGGATTTATTCCATCTTCATTAAAATTTCAACCTGTAACTTTACGTCAAAATACTATGGGAAACGGTATTGGAACTTTATTAGATAAAGATAATTTCCATGCTGTATGGGATCAATGTCAGAATAGAAGTTCCCTTAGTTCTATTTTTGGGTATAGTATAAGTGATACATTTGTATCCAGAGCAAAACAAAATGTACCTCTCTCATCCTGTAATACGTATGGAAGAAGGGGGCAGCTACAAGAAGTTATGTATACTATGAACAAAGTTCATGATCAGGAAAAATATTTACAAGCTAGTTCTATTGTATCAGGATATTTAGATACGAATGGAAATATTAATCCTAATTGGCCTACTAGTAGTAATCTAATAATTCCTTCTGATTTTAGTGCTTGGTATCAAGAAAAAGATATAGATATTCCTAGGTCTATAGGTAATCATCTTATTGATCAAGAGCGTACAGACGAGTCTTTAAATTATTATGAGCATTTTGCTTTAGGTTCAAAGGTTCAACGTTTATTTGGTGTTTATAATAGTAGTAGTTATTTTAGTGGACATGGTTTAAATAATAATTATAATTTAGTAGGAGTTCCCAATTTCTTTTCTCATACTTACGGACCTTTAATATATAATTCTAATTTTGATATAGATGGTTCCACGTTAGGAACTAGTGGATATTTAGCTGCAAGTTCTGTGGAATATGAAGTAGATATCTCATATTATGGAGGAAGTGGTATCCTGAGTCTGTCTGGGATGAAGGGGGATCATGCAGACATGGGGACTTACGCAGCTTCAGATGCTTCAGATGTGTTTTTACGGGTTCCGGAATTTCGTAATAAACATATAGTTAGTGCAATAGAATTAGTAGATTCCTCTTCCCCATTTGCTGGTACTACCCATCCTACATTTTCTATTTTTAATTTAAGTAGAAAGGATCAAAGTAAGTATACTTATACCAATTATCTAATTAATAATCAAATAATTAAATATCATCGTTCTACAAATTCTTATGTGTTTCCGAGATTAAGAATTAAAATTGATAACTCTAATTATAATGATAAGGCTAGAAATTTCTTAGAACCTAATCATGAATATGAAATTACTATTAAAGCTCATAATTTAGATATAACTGGGCCAGAAATTGGAGGTTTAGCTTTAGGGATGTGGATACGGACTGAACCTGAAAATGATAAAGTTTGGTCATATGATCCACAAGGTATTTATAATGAATGTACTAAAGAATATTTTGCGGATACGTGGCAACATCTTTCTGTGGCCGACCTGTCTTCTCTTAATGGAATTAATATTGCTCAACAACAGGCTCAAGTTCAACAGTTTAAAAGGGCTACCTTAAATAATGTAATTGGAAGTGGAGAAGGAGCTTATTTAGGGCAACGTGCTTCTTTTACTGAAGAAAATTACGACTATAGATGTTGGGAACCTCAATTAATTGAATCTACTATTCCAGGAGCTACCCCTCAAGCTATTGCTAATATTAGTTCTCAAACTTTAGATACTTTAACTTTTAAATTCTCTACAACTAATCATGGAGCGTTAAAAGCATCAGCTCAATATCTTAATCAATTTGGAAAGGTACATAGAACTGATCAAAAGTATGTCTTAGAATTATTTGTATTTCCTAGTCCTAAAAATGCTACCAAATTTGTTGTGTTTGAAGATATAAGTATTAAAGATATAACTAACTATAATAATTCTGTAATCAAAACTAAGTATGGTGAAGCTCAATTAGATGCTAGTGATCTTAAGTCTATATTTAGTTTCTTGAAAAATCTAAGTAAAGGAATAGCTAGTAGAAATGCAACAATCACCTCAGGTACTATGGAGGTGAGTGGTGGGAGTAGGTTAAATTATAGGTCTAATGTGAATATGTATGTTAAGAGTAGAGATGTGGGTAATAACCAATTAGAGGAGATTATAATTAATGAGGGGTAAAGTAGAAGTATACGCAGTCCACTCAGATGGCTCTGAGAAGCTCCTCTTAGAAGAGCCTAACCTCGTAGTGGATGGGGCTGGAGAGTCGATTGTAGACATGCTCACGACCCCCTCAAGCGTCCTGGGGATAAGCCCCAGAGTGATGGATACCTCTAACTGGAGATGGGGAGCTATCTCTTTTGGTCCTGCTGCATCTTCCTTCTCAGAGAATGCTTATTTCTATCCTCCTAATCCAAATGAATGGGCTAATAGAGCTAATCCTAATTTGTTAGAGTATACAGAAGATTTTTATGATGATCCTGGGATTAATCCACCTTCTGATCTTACTGGTGTTTTTTGGCAGACCGCTCAAGGAAGAATAGGATCTTTTTCTAGTATCTTGGAAACTAATCCTTTTGGAAGACCTTCTTCTGTAGAGTTATCAGTTACTACAGATGTTACAGGAGGTTTAGCTAATTTTGTTCCTTTCATTCAAACTGTAGCTCCCACCAAATTTTTCTTTAATGATAGTTATAATTCAACTTTAACTTTTTATGTTAAGAAGCCTACTTATGGGTTAACTCCCTCATCTTTTCAATTTCAGGGATATAATTTGGAACGGGTGGCGACTAATGGAGCAACTTTTGAGTATTTAAATGGCGGAACTATTCCCACAGTTAAATCTATATCTTCTGGAATAACTGCGGATGTCGTAGATGCGGGGGAGGGATGGTATAGATGTGCAGTTATGGTAAGTGGATTAGGAAATGGAACTTCACCATCCCCAACCGATAATATAACTATATATTTTTATGTAGGTAATACGGCTAATTATGGAATAACAGGTGAACCTAATTTGCCTACAGCATTAGCTGGGGTTAGATTATGGATCTCTTCTCCTCAATTTGAACAACATATTAGATCAGGCAATTTCTCTGCTACTCCTTATCAATCGGTAGCAGGCTCTGCTCCTACAGTTGCTGAGAATGGAGACCCTTGTAACTTACTTCCTAAGGATTTAACTTCTTATATTAATCAAATAGGGACGGATGGAATTCTGCGCCCTCTATGGGCTAGTTCTCTTACGGGGGACGCTTCTTCATATACTCCTCCTTATCAAATGCCTTCTTATCCAGATCCTTTAAATAAAAAATTAGAGGATACAAGTACGTCTTATTCTTTAGTAAGCTCTTTAGCTGCATCTGGGTCTGAGACTCATGGACAATCTTATGGTCAATTTGAAAATAGAATTCAATGGGGATACGCTGATCCCTCTAGTTATTTTCAAGGAGTGTACCCTCAGAGATCGGGGGCGTTACCTCAGTCATATCTAGTAAGTTCTTATGAAGGAGATTTCTCTGCTACTCCCACATTAAATATGGTTGTAAATTCACCTGCTAATGCAGGGGTAAGTATTATTGGTGCTTTTAATTTTCGTTATTATATGGATTATCGCGGATTTATTCATTTAAAATATGATATGAAACATGCTGCTGCCGAACCTGTGACGGGTCAAGCGGGGGTTTCGGGTGTTGCAGATACCAATGAAGTCTTTGTTAAAAATCCTAGAGTAACAATGGCAGTAAATATAGGTAAATGGGATGTGTGGGCAATGAATTTATATGGAGGTTTGCATCAAATAGGGCTTTGGAATATGGATTGTAAGAAAGCATTAAAAAATAATTCTCCTCCTTTCCTAGAAGGGGAGCCAGTTGAGTTAGATCCTAAATTTATTAATACATCTACCGGAATATCTCAACAAGAATTTAAACTTTTTGCTAAGAAAACTTTTACTGAGAATTTGTGTGCTATTAAAGATGATGGTATAACCGCAGGGAATGTGGATCCTCAAGCTTTAAAAATTCTTTGGACTATAGATTTTAGGTCTCAACATGATTAAAGGACATGTAACAATCTGTAAAGTACATGCTGATGGAACCCAAGAGGTTGTATTAGATAAGGCTAATATGATTACTAAGGGTCTAGGCTCTTCTTTTATTGATATTCTAAAAGGTAAGGGGAGTAGCTATGTAGAAGATTTTACTCCTACTTATTTTCAGGTAGGAACTAGTACTATAGATGTTAATAAGTTTGCTTCTGATACATCTGCTTATTTTTATCATCTAAGTTCTCCTTTACATTGGTCTGGGTATGGTGAGGATAGTGATTTATATATTGATAAAAAGTATAGAGGCTTTTATGCTTCTTCAGAAGACGGGGGTTCAACCTATACTGAATTGTTTGGAACTAGTGCTATTCTTTCTTCTACAATATTTTCAGGATC